ATGATAGACTTCTGATCAGCCATACGACCTGCGAGACGGTTTGCGTTACGCATTTGGTCGATACGAATGACAGTATCATATGCCTTCACGGCTTCTTCGTTGTTCTCCAACGCGTAGTCACCTACTGCGCCGTCGCCTTCTAGTTCTGCAATCAAGGTAAGAACAGCGCGTGCGCCCTTCTCTGACTTAGTTAAGTCAGTTACCTGTTGAACCAAAGCGTTAGGACCTTGACCTGCAAACTGCATGATGAAGGAGTTGTTGCGTGCTTGACGCCAGAAATCGCGTGACCAAACCGTTTTTTGTTCGTCGGTCAGCGCGGCAAAGTTAGTATTCGCCATTTTGCTTTCCTCGCAATAGAAGCTAATTTTGGGCTATGCCCACCTTCTGGCCGTATCGTGGTCCAACGAAACAAAAAAACAGCTTTTTTACGTGAGTGAACACGGGGGCAGTTTCGCCGCCCCTCACGTTCGTAATGTCGTCTACGAAATACGAAGCTATAATAAGCAGTACTTATTATAGGTTAGCCGAAGTCTCCGCGCAACTTACGAAGTTGTTCATCAGAAAGTTGATTTAATTCCTTATCAGACATCTTGAAGATATCAACTACATTATCGTCACGAGAACGCTGTGACTCTCCACTTAATTTTGGAGGTTGCTGCTTCGCCGCCTGCGCCTTTTTCGCCGCAGAATCTGCGGTTTTCTTGGCTGTTTTATCCGCAATCACTTTCTTATCGACAGCATTAGGGATAACAGCTGGCTCATCAACTGCTGCGTTAATGGACGCAGACTTTGTTGTGTAGCTTACAGCCTTGTTCAAAGCATCGACCGCCTCGTACCCAGCGTTCAAAAACCCTGTCATGAGCTCATTTGTCTCATTAATAAGGTCTTGATCCGCTTCTGAAGAGTTCAAATCTAGGTACGGATGCGCTGCCGTGATGTCCTTAACAGCTGATTCCAGGCGAATTTGCGCTTGAGTCTGCTGAGACGTCTGCTGCATAGAGTTTTGTAGCTCAATTTGCAGCTGCTGGCGTTCCATGGTGCGAATTTCACCGCGGATTCGCTTCGCTTTCTCCGTTTCGCCGTCCATAACGGCTTCCATGTACTTGGTTTCAGCGTCATCAAAGTCAAAATCGACATTTTGCGGCTGAGTTTCCTGAGTTACCTTGGCTTCAAGCTCTTTTAGCTTGTTTTCCAGCTGCCGACGCTTCGCTAATTCCTGATCTAGGCGATCTTTTGGAATCATATGAGACTTTTTCTTGTCGTCCTCAACTGCTGCAGGCTCCTGACCTTCATCATCAGCATCATTCGACTCATCGGTATCAGCAACCTCGGGTTCTTCGCTTGTTTCAGCCTCTTCATCAACAGGAGCCTCAACCTCATCGGTATTTTCGACCTCTTCGACCTCGGAAGAAACCCCAGCTTCTGCTTCTTCAGCAACCGCCGCCTGAGCCTCCTCGGTTTCTCCCAGTCCAACGCTATCTCCTCGATCGAGTCCATTAACATCGTCCTCAAATTTAGCGGGTGTCCAGCCTAACTCTTGGTTTTCTGCTGCTTCACTCATTTCCTATTCCTGTATTGCTCTGGTTTTTAATAGCTTCCTGCGCCATCTTCGTTGCCGCTGAAAGTTCTGCTTGCTGCATGGACCGATCATGATTCATTTGGCTCATTTCGATACGTGCTGTTAGTTCTGATTGACGACGCTCCAACTCAGTTTGCAGTTTCTGCAGTTCCATCTCTGGTGCCGCGCCTTCTGAGCGGGCTTGTGCTGCCTTGAATTGCGCTTCTGCCTGCAACTTAGCCACTTCTGCCTCAAGTTTTGCGACTGTAAGCTGCATCTGCTGCAATGCCATCTGTTGCTGAATCTGTTGAAGCTGCTCTTGTTCTGGGCTGAGCTCGCGTCCTGACATCTGCCGGATCATCTTCGCCAACTCACCCTTACGGTGGAGATGGGAATACTCGACAATCATGTCGTCTGGGATCATGACGCCTGCCTGCCGTAGGCTTAGAGCCTGGGCAAACTGCATATCATGGAAGTTATCGCGTGCTGGTGCGTTAGACACAAGAATATCGTACTCACCGATCGTCAAATCGTTGACTACTTCACCAGTTTGCGGATCGATCTGGTTCACTGGGAACTCAGAGCGCGGCTTCAGTGGGTCGCTTTCGTCTGTGATCTGCATAAGGCGAGGCTCAGTGTAGAACGACTGAATCAGGTCAAGGACCCGGCGCGCTAAGATCTGTCGGCTGCGTCGCAGGTTCTCCATTGGAACCTGAATCTGCACTTGGCCAGCCGAGCGCTTGGCCTCAAGTGCAACACCTGAAACTTCTGGCCCTTCTGTACCGAGCAACGCTTCGCTGATTCCTGAGATTTCGCGGATACGCATCTGCGCTTGACCAGCGATACGGTCGAGTCCAGTTGGGATCTGGTTCGGGCTGATCTTCTGTGGAGGCGAAGACCCTCGGTTATGAACCAGTACGAGGCCTGTCTCTGCGCCGCGTTCTGTCAATTCGTCTTCATCCATATTGGATAGAGAGCCGTTCTCAACAACCCAGCCAGAGTTAGCGGTAGTGTTCACGATGTGCAGTTCTTGCGACGCTACTTTATTTAACTGCTCCTGTGGAGACAGCAAGTTCCGTACAATTCCGAACGGCTTGCCGCGGCGGAAGTATGGGAAGTAAGGAACGATCGTAAAGTCAGAGTACGGTGACCAGTCGTCGTGCAGTACTACTTGGTCTGCTGTGACTGTCCATTTGACTCGACGGACGAGCTTCTTCGTGATGATGAGGCCATTTTGCTCAGCAAACGCTCTTGCGTCATCATCCGACATGTTTCCCGGCACTTGTCGCATATCGCCGGTCGCAGGCCGAAGGAAAAACGGCGTGTTAACAAGTTTTCTATGCTGACGCTCGATAATACGTACCGCTCGTACCGACGCCCCTTCGTCCCCGAGGGTCTCATCAACACGCCAATTCGAGAGGTCAGTATCTCCGAAGCCTTCGGTTGTCTCACGGAATTCAAAAGAGTCTCTTCCGTAATGGGCTCCGCTTTCAGCGATATAGCGAAGCGAATCGGCTTTATCTTTTCCATACATTTCCTCGATCTCATCCAGAGACATCCAGCGTGTTTTAAATACTTCCTGCCAGTTACGAGGGTCGTAATCTTTCGCGTCCGGGTCAGGGATAATATCAAGAGGGTCTTCAGACTCAATACGAATCTCGCCGTTCATGTGGTCGTCGTAGTCGATACGTACGTCGAAGTAACCACGGTCTTGCACTACACCGTCAGCAAACACCTGCGACTCGGTAAACTCGTAGTCGTTGTTGTCCATGATCTGCTTGAACACTTTCGACATCGTGTCCGCCAATCCTTGATCGGCGTTTCGACGTGGCTTGAAGATAATGTCTGCGCGCTGGGCTGACTGATGCCCTAACACTGTGTTCACAGTCGCCAGAATCGAGTTAATCGTCAGAGCTGGCCGCCCTTCTGCCTCGAGCTGCGCCTTATCCTGGGCATCCCACTGCTCGCCGCGGTAGTACGCGTCGCATTGCTTAGCTAAGTCACAATAGTCTAGGTGACCCGAATCACGAGCACGTGTGTATCGATTCCATTGATTCCTAGCTACTGTGATTTCCTGGCTTTTCTTGTCAGCCATTAGAGGGTCCCCTTAAGTTGATCAGTCTGTATGCAAAGTGCCTGGTAGTTAATAATTGGCCGCCCGATCTCTTCAATCAGGGCCGCTCTTTGCGCAAGGCAATCGTCCATGCGTTGATGAACGCCAAGCGCGCGAAAATAAAATGTGCCTGTCTCTACAGCTATTAGCATCAATACCCAAGTCATAACGCCTCCCGTTAAGCGCTCATCGGCGATCGATATTTGCCGCCCTTCATTAGGCCAGGCAGCTTATCTCTCCAACTCGGCGGGGGCGCTTCGGCTCGTTCTCGCCACGTATGAAATTCGCCCATCATCTGACCGAGCCACGCAAGCGCGTCCACTTGGTCGTCGTGTACCCCGTTCGGGAATCTGAGCAACTCATTCACAAGCAAATCTGTCCAATCTGTACCAGTCGGGAAGAACACCATGCCCTGCTGCATCCGGCCTTGGATTGCGCGAGCTCGTGCTTCCTTATCTCTCCGTCCTGTTTTCAGATCTTTGATGTACATCTCGTAGAGCCCGCGTTCACGGATCCGCTTCTCCATGAATGGGCCGAGCGCCATCTCGATGTGCCCGCGTTCGATACCAGTTATGGATGTACGCCATGTGTCGTACGTATCAAGGATCTTGTCGACTAACTCGCCGCCGTCCCAGCGGCCACGCTCGACGTGCAAAATAAACATGTTGTCGTTGGTGTCGATGCCAGCAACGATTCCGACCGAAAAGTCATTGCGCTCCTTCTTACCGATCGCCAAATCCCACGCTGAGTACAGAGTCATTTGATCTCTGTTGACCTCATGAGGTTTGTAGTACCGGATCATGGACCGCTGGAAATACGCGCCTTCGTCGGCGACCGGGTTCTGTTGGTACAGCGCTGACCAATCTCGGGAGCCGATCGCGTTTCGAATACGTTGCAGTGCGGGTAAGGGGTAACGATCTGGATGAAGGGCCGCGCCTGACGGACGGAACTCTTCGTCTTCTTCGGCGATCGCCGGGTATTTGATCACTTCCCACTCATCGCCGCCGGTCTCTTGCTCACCTAAAAGCCAACCAGCGAGATCGTCGTCATGCCACCTGGTCAAAATGACCAACACACCGCCACCTGGTGCTAAACGTGTGTAGGCCGTTGAGGTGTACCAGTCTTTAATCGATCGCCGAGTCGTCTCTGACTCCGCTTCTTCCCTGTTCTTCACCGGGTCGTCGATCACCAGAATGTGAGCTCCCTTCCCCGTGATTGGACCGCCTACGCCAGCAGCCGTATACCCACCGCCTTCTGTGGTTAACCATGCTTCTGCGCTTTGCGACTCTGGATCTAACTGACATTCTGGGAATACCTTGCTGTACAGAGGGTCCCGAATCATGGACCGAACCTTCCTTGAGAACCCCATGGCCAGAGAGCCGGAGTACGAACAGGCAATCACTTCATGTTCTGGGGCGTGTCCTAGGTGCCATGCTGGGAAACAGCGTGACGCAATTTCTGACTTACCGTGCCGAGGTGGCATGAACAGCATTAATCTTGGTGATTTCTGATCAATGACGTCTTGACTGAATTTCTCCAATCGCCGACAGATGTCCTTATGTACCCAACCGGCCATGTAATTGTCGTTATGACGCTGTATGAACGAGAGTAAATGCTTACGCGCCATAACGCGGCGCGCGATTTCGGCCTTGGCCTGCTCTGTAGGGCTAAACTCTATCTCAGCTGTCATAGTACACAAGCATTATAAAAGCGCCCGCGGCTACAAAAGCCAAAACCCAAGAAAAATACTGATTCATCTCAATCACTACTGATCTCCTTGAAGTCCCCTTCAATAATCGTTGGGTTGTCCATACCGGCCAGTTTGGCCAGATCCGCATCACTCATGTTCTCAAGCTGCTTCGCGTTGTTAACATTGACGTTAACTTCCTGAGTTTCGGGGGCGTACAGTCCCTGAAGCTTGCCTATCTCTCGAACTGCGGCGATCTCTTCAGTGGCGGTGCCAGCTTTGTAATAGCTCTGTAAAAGCATGTGCGACAGTTTTTCGCGTGTGAACTTCACACCTTCCATATGACTGGCGTGAATACCGTCGACTAATGTTCTTACGTCTCTATCACGTGCCCATTCTTCTGCCTGCTCGGGCGTAGCTCCTACTGCTTTACCTGCTGCCTGTGCACTGGCACCGGATGCTAGGTGAAAACAGAACATTTCTTTCTGACGACTGAGCGTTTTAAGGCTCTTGGTCGCATATACAGACTGAGCTACGACCTGCTGAGTGGTCGCGTCCATAGTCCTCCTTATTAGCAGTGCTAATATTTTGCCACGACGGCGAAAAAATTGCAGAAAAAAATTTTGAAAAAAATTTTGGCGGAAAGTCGTGTCCCTGTGTTTGTAGTTAGCTACTACGTCATACCCCTTTCCCCGATTTCGAATTGAACCTACTTCCGATTTATATTCCCATGAACCTACCCCCGATTTTTACCCTACCCCCCTCGCTGCGCTCGTCGATCGTCGATCGTTGTGTCATCAACAAAGGAGAATGGCCATGAACAACTCTACTCAAGCACAAGTCAAGCACGTTCCAATGCCAGGTACCGCCGCAAGCGATACCGTACAGCGCATCCACAAAGCGGCTCTCGCAGATCGTGCCCGCAAGCAAGGCGTTGCCGTAAGCGAACTCCAGTACTAACCGACCGCCGACTCGTAAGAGTCGGCTTTTTCTCGTTTATCGCCGATCATTGTTGACAGCGTACTTGTCATTGATCGCCGAGACAGCCTGTCAACGCTAGGCCGACAAGCAAATGGACCGTTTTGGACCGGCTTACATGGTCCAGCTACAGCCCTTACGTAGCAAGGCTCTCAGAGATTGAAACCCCTTGGACCTCTTTACTCTTATATAAAGCCTATAGGAGAAATAATTTGTTTATAAATTTTCTGCTACCTGGCTTTAAGTTTCAAAATACTGGTCCACTGGACCAAACACTCTCTATCCCAGTAACCCCGTGGCTTACAGCCCCATTTCATAGTGGTCCAAAAGTGGTCCAAGAAGTGGTCCAAGCATACTTTGTTACTCTCAGTAACACTCTCATCTAATACTTTAGTGGCGTTTTTGTGCGCCTCACGTCGTTCGGCGATCGTCGATAACCTTTGATCGATAGACGATCACAATCTAAATCTATTTATTCATAGGAGATTATCTATGCAATACCAAGTCACTTACAGCCTAAACAACAACTACAGCGTCCTCGAAGACGGTTGCGAAAGCATCGAGTACTTCTTCGACGAAGGTGATGAGCAAACGATGACCTTCACTGTCAACACATGGCAGGAAGCTCTTCACGCAGCTTTAGCACGTGGCGTTGAGCCACTCTTTTTCACAAAGACAGGAGAATAACTATGGCTACTATCAATCGTATCGTTGAGTGGGAACAACACCTGAACACAATGGAACCCTCTCGTGCACTACGCCTACTAGGTACGGCTATTGCTAACCGTATTGCCCTAGGCAACTTCCACGAGGCTGGCTTGCTCATGCATATCCAGCAACGTATCGCGAACGCCGTAGCGGAGTTCAAAGCAGGACAGGAGAAATAACATGGCTTCATGGGAAATCATCATCGCACTCACAGCAGTGGTATCTGTATGGCTTCTCGTGGATTGGTGGCGCGTCGAGCGTCACCAGCCATTCCCAGACGAGGAGGACAGGTAATGAATACATTCTTAGCTCTGATCCCAGCGATCATCATATTCGGACCTTTAGTGGCTGTCGTAGTTCACGATGCCATCAAATACAAATAGGAGAACAACTATGTCTGGTTACGTAGTACATCACGCGCCTAGCGAGTACGTCGAAGGCGTTGGCGTTGTAGATAACGACGTTCGCTTTATAAGCACCGCTGATACATACGAAGAAGCCCAAGACGTGGTCAGTAAAGACCAATCACGCAGGCTCGAAGAAATGAACATGACAGTCCAAGAAGCGGAAGAGTTCGATTACGCCGATTGGATCATGGTTGATAAGTCTGAGTACTCAATCATGCCTTATGAGGTTAAGCCTCGCTAACCCTACCCGACGCCGATCGTCGATCGGCGATCACCGAATACTTGTGAGCAATTCAGCTCTTACTGTCTAGGAGACATACTATGACTACACGTACATCATTTATCGACGCAGCTATCACTGAGATTTCTGCAGGCCAGTCACGCTTCGCACCGCTTGCGGCTTTGATCCAACAACAGGATCACGAGTCCCCAGCCAATCGCATCGCGATGACTCATGTGTTCCTCAACTACCGTCGTCAGGAAGACAAGAAAGCCGGACTCGAGTACGGCGGCATCAAGCCTGAGTCACTGCTTTCGTTCACACAAACGCTGATGAACAAAGTCTGTTGGCAGTCACGCAAGATGTCGATGTCGCAAACTGAGCAGGATGAGAAAGATATCATCAATGGTATTGATTTCACTCAAGACCTCGCCGATGAGCTCAACATCGACCGCTTCGAAGCAGAGCACATCAAGCCTCTGGTTGACGATGACTACGCCACTCTCATGGCAGTCAATTCGT